CGTGTGTGTTAAGCAACAACTTAAACTCTTGAACTTCTCTTTGTGATTGATCAACATGGTGACAGTCTGGCGTAACAACAACCTTAATGCTAAATTCGTCTGCAAGTTCTATTAGGTATTTGTTTATGTGGGCTTCGTTATGTGGCATTACCTCAATATAGTAATCGCTACCAAAGTTATCTTTAAACCATTGAATATACTTTTTAGCAAGAGCAAATTCTTCTTCTTCTAAAGCCTTAACAATAACACTACTTGGACAAGCAGATGTTACAATAATGCCTTCACGATACTTTTGTAGAATGTCAAAATCAAATCTTGGCTTCTTAAAAAAACCATCTGTCCATGATAGTTCACTAATCTTGTTAAGGTTTTCCAAACCTAATTTATTCTTGGCTAGAAGGATAATGTGATTGTAGACAAGATCTTGTTGACCTTCTCTTTCAGACTTATCTCGTGTATCAGATATGTCTGCACACATGTATCCTTCTAGACCTAGAATCGGCTTAATACCCTTTTCTTTAGCCATGCGATACATCTCACGATGACCAGACAACGTACCATGGTCTGTGATTGCGATTGCTGGCATGCCTAAAGCACTAGCACGGTCAACATACTCTTTTGGAGTTGCTACGCCGTCAAATAGTGAGTAATGGGTATGTACGTGTAAGCCTACGTAGTTCATATTACCAATCTGTGTTGGTAGATGAAGTTACAGATGGAGTGTCAAACCCCAAATAGAACGCTTCTTGTTCTGCGTATGGAATCTTGCGTAATGCAGATTCTAGTGGATAAGGCTTGATATCTCCCCAATTAAATGGTTCTTTATCTGGTGCGGATGGAATTAGTGTGTAATTAGTTTCAGTTCCCTGACCATTACGCTTCAACTTCCATAGTACGTTTGAGATGCTTCCTGTTTCAAGAGCATACTCACGAATTGTATTAAATGATGACTGCTTGCTAATACCCATATTCCAAATTGCAACATATGGTGCTTCAATGCCGTCGTCTACAAGAACGTTGCAATAAAAACGAAGACGGGCTCTCCAGCCAGCCTTTGGATCTTTGCGATGCATTTCTTCTGCCCAGTCACGGCCTTCTGTTTCCATTGTGTCTACAGCCTTACGCTTATAGTCCTTTGGGTTTGTGTGTTCCTTTACAACTAGTGCAAGGCCACGTTCTGCATTATAGTTTGCAGAATCTTCATCCAACTCTTCAATGAATCGGATCTTTACTGATTGTCCATCGGCAAGTTTTAGCCACTTAACCTTTGGTGCGTTTTCATCATACTTTGGCTTTTCGAGTAGGGTTTCGATGTTCTTTAATCCCTTTACAATACTCATATTTTTCTCCTTCGTGTTGTTGTTTTTAGTTTAGTATTAGTTCAAAATGTTTTGCAATTGATAAAATTGCCAATAAAGACCACAAAATATTGAACCAAATAATTGTGGGTAGAGTCTTTACTGTTGATGACCATATCAAAGCCAGGCTTGAAACCAAAGCAAATATATATAACCACCAAAATTGTTTGCCTAGAAGAAGTCCAGGAAATATAATGCAGATCTTTGTCATAAAGGCAAAGAACTCTACAGTATTGGGCTTATTCCAATAAGACTTAAATCTCATCGTTTTTAAGGCTTCTAGCCATTGTGTTCTAAATTTCATATTTCCCCCACTAGATACTAGTTTAGCATAGCCGATATAGATTTGTCAAACTGAAACTCTAGGTTCTTAATTTCTTCATCTTCCATATCACCTATGTCTTTATATTTTTTGTCAAGTCTAATAATAGTAACTAAAGATCCAAGTTTTTCAACTAACTTATCTTTCATTATATTGCCAGCCTCATCGTTGTCTGCAATTAGTACAACGTTTGTGAAGTACTTCTCTAACAATCTAATCTGCGAATTAGATACATTAGCACCCAGAGTAGCAACTGCTGGGAAACCTACTTGGTCTAGTCGAATAGCATCAAATGATGACTCAACTACATATACTGTACCAGATGATTTGATTCTGTGCAGGTTAAATAATATCTTACCCTTTGGTAATCCTGGTGTATTTTTAAAATCTTTTCCTTCAATCGTTCTTGCAACAAAACCAAGACACATACCGTCTGGTGAATGCATTGGTATAGTTATTGAGTCTTGTTTTTCTGAATAGCCAAGTGAAAACTTTGTAAATGAAGAACTGTTAATCTTTCTATACTTAAGATAGTTCTTAGGTTTTTCTTGTGCTAGTAGTTGATTATGCAAACGCTTCAATATTAATTCATCATAGGGAGTAAACTCTGGTGGTGCAACCAGTGTTTTATTAACCAACTTTTCAATGTCGTGCTCTGTTTCTTTACTTTTAATATAGCGAACTGCCTCAAAATATGTTCTTCCAGACATGTGCATAATTAATTCTTCTAAGTTTTTTGTTGTCTGACAGCCGAAGCAAAAGAATAATCCGCTATCTTTTGCAACTTCACCAGCAGGGGTCCTGTTGTTATTATGATATGGACAAAAGATTATAAAGTCATTGCCAAACTCTGCTTCAATGTCAACCCCAGAACCAACAAGAACACGCTTAATCTGTTCTTGTGTATATATGTTACTTGTCTTCATAGTCTTTATACCTGTAGTAACCCTTGTCAAAATCTACCTGGACTAAGAAATCTCCCATAAATCCATTACGATTTTTGCGAAATACACATTCAATAATATCACTATTAGTTGCACGACCAAGAGCCATAACCCAGTCAGCATCATAAGCAATCTGTCTAGACCAAGCAGTTTGTCCAAGCGTTGGAGGGCTTGATAGATCCTTTACATCATCTGGTGTTGCAGATGAGATAGCGATAATAGGTACTTCTTCACCAATAGACATTAGTTTAAGTTCTCTTGAAAGGTTTTTCATACGTACCGTTTCAGAATCAGCCTTTTGGTTTGGTGACATAAGTTGAAGGTAATCAACAACAACAAAGTCTGGGCGGTACTGATCAATCTTTCCACGAATAACAGAAGGAGTTACTTCTCCACCACTATCATTTGAAATAATATGAAACTCTGGACGACCAGCAACCTTGTTAGCATGCCACTTCTTAAGCATGTCAATCTCAACTTCTCCGTTAGACAATTTTCTATGTGACCAAAGACCTTCACCCATAATTGCAAAAATACGATTACGAACTTCTGTCTCAGACATTTCAAGAGAAATGATAAGCGGTGACTTACCCTGCTTCCATGCCTGAACTGCAAAGTATAAAGCCATCCAAGACTTACCAATTCCTGGATAAGCAAGAAAGACTCCTAGTTGTCCTGGCATAATTCCAGATGGAAGATAATTGTCAAATCCTGGAAGGTTTGTTTTAATTCCTATCTGACCAGTTTCTTTTTGTTTCTGAACCATCTCATAGTATGTAACTGCAGACTCAAGATCTGTAGCATCAATATCACGAATTGCAGAAGTGTTCTTTTTTAACTCTGAGGTTTTTGTAATTAGGTGCTCAAGTGCTTCCCCACCATTACCACTTTGCACTTCGCCTGCAGCGTTACGCAAAATGTCTTTTAGACTATCGTTAAGATATTCTGTTTGTAATTCTGCTAGATGATGCTTTGTTGCTCCAATACCAGGAACAGGTTCAAAGTCTCTAAATTTTTCTGTAACTAGGTCTGCTGGTGGTAGGCATTGATTATTTTCAGAATATAAACGAATAAAGTTCCATACGTCATTGTGCGTTCTTAGTAATGTCTCAACATTTGCTTGAAGTAATACGTGAATTTGTTTATCTTGTAATACCGCAGACATTAACTTTGCTTCTGTATTATTCACTTAACCACTCCCTTGCTAATTTTCTGCGTTCTTCACGTTCTTTTTTATCTTGCTCTACTTCTGCTTTTCCGTTAATAATCTTTTCTGCATTATATGCAAAGTAATTCCATGAAGGATCTTGTGCAATACTAAAGTAGTATTCAAGAATATCATAGCACTGAGCAATACCATATGACTCTACAAGGGCATCAGCAGCCCACTGTTCAACGTTTAGATTCATGTTAGACTTTTGCTCGTACCTCTGCAAGTAAAACTTGTTAAATCTACTGAGCAAAGCCATTCGGTCTTTGCGATCAGCCATTACTCTGATATTTCAGATTTTGCTTCTTGAATCTTTTCTGTAAGTTTATCTTCTACAAACTTATAGACACGACTAAAAGCCTCATCTACATTTTCGCCTTCACGCTTTGAATCTACAATACCCAAATCAAGGCGTAGTGACTGAAAATTTCCTAGATTAAGTGTATATCCAAGTGTTACAGATACTTTTGTATTATCGTTTTCCATTATCCACC